GAAAAACTTGCAAGAAAATATTATATCATTCAGCATTCTAAAAAGATTTCATTGAATAGTGCTTATGGTGCAATTGGTAACAAATACTTTAGATATTATGACCATAGACAGGCAGAAGCAATTACAATGTCAGGTCAATTAAATATTAAATGGATTGAGAAGAAACTAAACGAATACTTTAACAAGTTGTATAAAACTGATGATGATTATATTATTGCTAGTGATACAGATTCCGTGTATATTAATATGGCGCCATTAGTTAAGATGACAGGCGCTACAGATAAGAATAAGATTGTTAAAGCATTAGATAGTTTTTGTAGAGATAAAGTTGAACCATACATTGCTAAAGTATATAAAGAACTTGCAGATTATATGAATGTCTATGAACAAAAAATGGAAATGGCAAGAGAAGTTATTGCTGATAGAGGTATCTGGACTGCCAAGAAAAGATATATTTTAAATGTACACAATTCTGAAGGTGTACAATATCCAGAACCTAAACTAAAGATTATGGGTATTGAAGCAGTTAAGACCTCAACGCCACTACCTTGTAGAGATAAACTTAAAGAGAGTTTTAAAATATTAATGAATGGTGATGAAAAAGAAATGAAAGAGTTTTGTGTAAACTTTAGACGAGAGTTTGAATTGTTACCACCTGAAGATATTGGTTTCCCTCGTAGTGTAAACAATGTAGAAAAATATAGTGATACAACATCTATCTACAAAAAAGGCACACCAATGCATGTCAAAGGTGCATTATTATATAATCATCTATTGAAAACAAAAAAAGTATCACATAAACATCAAGCAATTTACGAAGGCGATAAAGGTAAGTTTGTGCATTTGAGAAAGAATCCTTGGAATGCCAATGTAATAACTTTCATTGGTAGTTTACCAAAAGAATTTGATATGCATAAACTTATTGATTATGAACAACAATTTACTAAATCATTTATGGATCCACTACGATTTATACTCGAAGCAATAAACTGGAAAGTGGATGCAAGTGATAGTAATACAATTGAGGATTTTTTGACATGATAGATTTTACACCTTACTTAAATGATGATAGATTGCCTGTTATGAATACAGACCAATTTAATTACATTACAGAAAAATATGGCAAAGAAAAGTTTAGAGAAGAACTATCAGAATATATCTCACAAGCAAGACCACCTTTTCCTTTTAAGAAAATATCTAAACAAGATATGATTACTAACTTTCTTGATTTAAAATCTTTTGATACAAGTAAGAATATAAAATCAAAGAGTGATATAGAAAAAACTGTATTTGAAAAATATGATGATTACAAATATTCTTTTGATGAATATGGTTTAGGTTTGATAGAAGGTGCAAACACATATAATACAGTATCAAATTATTTTATGCAAGAGTTAAGATTGAATTGTGGTAGTTATGGTTTTAGAGCACCAGTAGATGTATGGCAAAACGGCAATGCAAAAGATATATGGCGTTGTTTTGGTCCTATCTGGCGAGGCATTAATACTAACAATACCTTAGATGAAAAAGTTTACATGAGTGCATTTAGATTGGGCACATATATTGCAACACAATTTAAACCAGTTGTTGCAAAGGCAATCTATGATATCACAAATGCCAAAACTGTATTAGATACAAGTTGTGGATGGGGTGATAGACTTGCAGGTTTCTATACATCAAATGCAAAAGAATATATTGGTTGTGACCCTAATCCTAATACTTTTGCTTTATATATGAAACAAGTTGATGAGTATGAAAGAATATTAGGTAATAATATT